CTCTGTAAGTTTCTTATCCTTGATTTACTAGGAGAACAAAACACAATGTTGTGTAGATTACGAATATTGATACCGGTACTAAAGGTTCCGTAGCTTGCCACGATAATAGAGTTATCACTCTTTTCCGTAATCTCTCTGATACTTTCTCTTTCATCTGCTTCTACACCTCCGTGAACATAAAAAACTTTCTTGTCTTCCGCTTTCTTTTGTATATCTTCGTATAAACCTTTACCATGTTTTTCTACATATTGAAATAAACATAATGTATTGCCTTGTAATTTAGAGGCCAGATTTACTATAAACTTATTTCTCTTTTCATGTTTTACTAAAAAATCCATTTCTTCTTGGTAGTTTAGACCACTCATCATTTGCCTACTACCATTATCATAACCTAATATCAAACCGTAAATTTTCAAGGCCGCCAATTGTTTTTTATCTTGTAATTCTGCCGTTGAGATTACTTTATTTACAGTACCAAACAAACCCTCTAATACTAATTTGTGTGTTTTTGTACCATCTAATGTACCTGTTAGACCATATCTATATTTACAATCTGTAAGTTTTGACATAATCTTTGTAAGTGATACTGCTTTAAATAAGTGTGCCTCATCTCCTACTATAGTACCAAACTGTTTAAACCATGCCTTAGGTAGATTATAGATTGATTGCCATGTAGATATAACAACTCTTTTAGTTGTATCTTTGTCATGTCCTTGATATATCTTATGTACATTTGCTTCACTATTCCAACCATAATCTTTAAAATCTTTTGTTAATTGTTCTACCAATGATGTAGTAGGTACAATAATTAATACTTTATTATTCTTTTTACTCTTTAATCTAATTAAATTAAATCTAGTTATCATATAAACAATAAGTGATTTACCACTTGCTGTAGGCGATAACAATAAACATCTACTCTTTTTAATTGCGTGAATAAATGCACTTCTTTGATAATCTCTTACTTCAAATGGTATCTTTAATGCTTTAATAAATGCGTCAACCTTACTATCATCAACCTTTGTGTCTTGTATTTTAGTACCGTCAACAACATGTACACCATTGTC